TTGAGCTTCATCTAATATAATCCAGCTGTCCTTGAAGTTTCGACCTCGACAGAATGCTAGGGGTGCGATTTCCACTATTTGTTCTTCTAGCATGTGGGCGATTTCTGCGGCTGTATAATACTCTCTTAGCACATCTAACAAAGGTCTAGTCCAAGGTTCCATCTTTTGATTGATATCACCTGGTAAGAACCCATGTTGTTCGTCTTCAACACCGATTGCAGGGCGGCTAAGAATAATACGGTCTGTCTCACCTGCTTTTAGTGCTTTGATAGCAGCTAACATAGCTAAGTAAGTCTTACCTGTTCCAGCTGGTCCACCGACAACTACAATATCTGTAGAATCGTCAAGTAGTGCTAGAATGTATTTCTCTTGGTTGACTGATTTTGGAATAAGATTAATAGGTCTTTTGTCTACCCGAGTACTAGTTCGAGTTTGATCAAATTTAATAGTTTTAGTTTCCTTTGCGTAGTAAGTTTGTGAGTCCTGTTTTCTACCGTGTGATGGGTAACGTGTGTCTTGTTCCTGATTGCGTAAAGCGCCTGTTTTTCTTTTGCTCAAAGTATGTCTCCTTTGGTAGAGCGTGAGTGTTTCCACTCACAGATATTTAAAGGCATCTCATTGAGTTATACTAGTATACTTTTAACACAATTTCCTAGCATAAATATTAGGCTAACAGGAACACACTCTTGGATTTGATTTGCGCATAATCAGTTGCACAATGATAAATACACTATGAGCAAACATTCCGCCGACGATTTTTTCAACGATATTGACTACCCTAGTATTATTGATACTATTAAGGGCATCTACACCAGTGACGGTTCAATCAACACATTGCTTGATTTTGAACGAGTACTAGACGAATCAGATTTATATGCATTCAAAAATTGGATTTTGGGTGAGTTAGTGGATGGTCCGATCACTAACAAATACTCAGTAGCATGTATTTTCATGTACCCAGAGAAACTAATGCCTAACCCAAAAGGTGGCAAAAGACTTACCCACTTGGGATGCAGAATTCATTTTAAAAAGACTACAATGGAAGTACCTATTAAGCTAGAAGATAATGATGACTTCAAGCCAGGCACACACTATCCAAAAATGATTGAAAAATCAGTATGGTTAGTACGCATTGAAATACCAAAAGAATTAATGAACGATATCCGTGAAGGTTCTATTGACCTTGCAGGACAGACCTTGGATCTAGATGAGTTGGATGACGCATACGATGATGACTTGGATAAAGAAGGTGCAGAGGGCGGAGCCGAAGAAAGTACCGCGACTCAACAAGGTGGCGCATTAGATTCACCGATGGCGGCACCGCAACAACAGCCAGGAGCAATGTAATGAGATTAAACGAGAATCTAGATCACCATGATATGGTTGGACAAATTATCCCTACGGTAAGTGTTGATGAATTTTCTGCACAAGCTGGTAGTGATGATGAAATTGTCACTTTTGCTTTCATTGTAAAAGGTGAGCAAGCAAGCCAAGACTTAAGTGACTGGTTTGAACGTGGTTATGATTGGATTCTTGACGCAGCAGTAAGTGAGGGCGAATATACACCAGGTAGAAATCTAGTTTTTGTAGAAATTCCTCGTAGAAGTACAGCAGCCGCTAGACTTATTGAATTGATTGATGACTTAGAAACATTAAGTGATATTCCACTAACTGAATGGACCGTTAAATTCAATGGTGAGGATTATGATGCTGATGTTGAACAATTGAAATCAATTATCATTATGAGCCCACATGATTATCGTATTGAACATGAAGAAGATTTGAACGAGATGAGAGCAATTGCAGGTCTTCCTGCCAAGAACGTGCACGGTAAAAAAGATAATCTTCTTAGAGATTTTCTATCAAAGGCAGGACTATAATATGGCAACACTACTAGCAAAAAAAGCAGGAACAGAGACTCCGATTGCATTGGATGACGATCATCACGATGCATTAGCCGCTGATCCAACTGTATCAGCATTTCCGGCAGCAAGCACATTCGGAGCAATAACTAATGGCAACACAGCGACAACAACAGCAGGACCAACGACAGGGTTTACAGCATATAGCTCACCGACAACAGGATTCGGTGCAGCACCTGGGGGCTTCGGTTCTCCAGCAACAACCCCAGCAGCAACAGCAAGTACCCCTAACGCAACAGCAGTTGCCCCCAACCCAGCCATGCTAGCTAGCACAGGTGGTGCAATGCAAGAAGGCGGTGAATCTACTGTAGCACTAGACCAAGGTGCTACAGATTGGATCAACAAGAAAATGCGACCTATGATGGGTTGGATTTATATGTTGACTTGCACGTGTGACTTTGTTATCTTCCCTGTGTTATGGTCATTGCTTCAAGCATTGAGCAAAGGTCAAGTTACAAGTCAGTGGCAACCATTGACACTGCAAGGTGCTGGTTTGTATCACATTGCAATGGGTGCAGTTCTAGGTATCGCAGCATACGGTAGAACAAAAGAAAAGGTAGCCGGAGTAGCATAATAAATATTGACATGTAGCACCTAATGTGCTACAATCAATATCATGGACCATTATAATACTCTTGGTGTAGCTAGAAACGCTTCACCTGACGAAATCAAAAAAGCATATCGAAGACTAGCAGCTATTCATCACCCGGACAAAGGTGGTGATACTGCTATGTTTCAACAGATTCAAGCAGCTTACGAAACACTAAGCGACCCCCAAAAGAAACAAGAATACGAACAACCGCAGCAGGGTTTCCCGGGCGGCTTTCCAGGCGGAGGCTTTAGCTTTCATCACGGTGGAGTTGATATTAATGATATCATCGGGCAGATGTTTGGTGGTGGAAGACAAAATCCATTTCAACAACATTTCCAACAAACTTATAAAACAACTATTTGGGTATCGCTAGAACAAGTTTTCACTGGTGGCGAACAAATGCTACAAATGCAAGGACCAAATGGAATACAAGTAGTGAAGATTGAGATTCCAAAAGGAGTAGAAAACGGTGCGCAACTACGATTTGATAACTTGATTCCAAATGGAATACTTATGGTTGAATTTAGAGTGCATGTGCATCCCGTATACGAACGTCAAGGTAGCCACTTGTTGTGCCAACATCGCATTAGTGTGTTAGACTTGATTGTCGGAACCAAGTTCTCATTCACTACTATATCTGGGAAAACATTCGAAGTTGATGTTAAACCAGGAACACAACCTGATAGTACATTACGCATCGCCGGACAAGGTTTACCTACTCAGAATGGCTACGGTGACCAATTGATATTGATTAAACCGTTTATTCCTGATAAAATAGACAAAAGCATAACTGACAGTATTTTACAACACAAAACTTCATAAGGAAACATAGTGCATTCACCCGAAATTGAATCAATCATCGAACAAGCAGTAGGTTTGGCGAAAGTTCGCAATCATCAGTATTGCACCGTCGAGCACTTGTTGCTTGCATTAATTAATTATGTACCATTCAAGAAATGTATAGTTGGTCACGGTATTGACACTGAATCTATGAACAAAGACATAACTGCATATTTGGATAGCTTAACAGCTATTACAGTAGATGTAGAGCCCGGTCAAGAAGTTCAACCTCGTAAGACCAACAGCTTAGAACGTGTGATGAATCGAAGCGTAACTCAAGTATTGTTCACTGGTCGCAAAGTTGTGACTACGATTGACTTGTACCTGAGTATTAGCGCAGAAACAAATAGTCACGCGCATTACTTTATGCTTAAGTATGGCTTTGTGAAGAACGAATTTGTTCCTTACTGGCAGAAAAACTACAAGAGTGACCACAAAGAAGTCAAGATGACAGATGAGCAAGCTGATGAGATTCTTGAAGAATTTACTATCAACATGACTCAATTGGCTAAGCTAGACAAACTTGAGCCAGTCATCGGTCGTACTAAAGAAATTGATGATATCGTTAACGTTCTGGCAAAACGATTCAAAAGCAATGTATTGATGGTTGGTGATCCTGGCGTGGGAAAAACTGCGATTGCAGAAGGTCTCGCACAGATGATTGTCAACAAAGAAGTACCTGACTTTTTGTTAGATCACGAATTGTATAGTCTTGAAATCGGTTCATTGCTTGCAGGTAGTAAGTATCGTGGTGACTTTGAAGAAAAGGTCAAAGACGTACTAGAAGCATTGGCTGCAAAAGAAAATGCTATTCTGTTCATTGACGAAGCACATACCATGCGTAGTGCAGGCGGCTCCAGCAATGGAAGTGTTGACTTTGCTAACATGATCAAGCCTGCGATTACTAAAGGCACACTGAAAGTTATTGCTAGTACTACATGGGAAGAATTCTACGAAAGTTTCGAGAAGGATCGTGCATTGATGCGCCGATTCTATCGTGTTAGTATTGATGAACCAAGTCCAGAGTCTACTGTTCGAATTCTCAAAGGATTGAGTGCAAGATTGAGCGATTTCCACAGTGTTGAAATCACCGACGAAGCAATCAATGCAAGCGTAGAAGGTGCAACTCGTTACATTCAAGATCGTAAGAACCCTGACAAATCTATTGACTTGCTAGACGCAGCTTGTGCTAAACAACGTGTGTTGGAAAACAAAGGTGCTGTCATCACTAAGGAACTAGTGTTTGAGCAAATTGAAAAGTACACTGGAGTTCCTGCTGACAAGTTGACAGATGATACTTCTGATAGAATTCAAAATCTAGAAACTAATGTTAAAGATAAATTGTACGGACAAGAGGAAACGGTTGATAAAGTACTTGAACGTATCTATGTGTCATTCGCGGGTATCGGTAATCAAACTAAACCTCTAGCAAGTTTCTTGTTCTTAGGACCAACTGGTACAGGTAAGACCGAACTAGCTAAACAACTTAGTAAGAACTTGGACATGAAATTGCTCAAGTACGATATGAGTGAATACAGTGAAAAGTTTAACGTCAGCGGCTTGCTAGGCGCACCTCCTGGTTATGTAGGCTTCGGTGAAGGAAACTTAGGCGGCGGCAGACTTATCAATGACTTGAGTAAGCACCCTCACTCTATCTTGTTGTTTGATGAAGTTGAAAAAGCTCACCCTGATATCTTTAACGTATTCTTGCAATTGTTAGACGAAGGTCGTGTTACTGGTACAAACGGTAAAGAAGTGAATGCTAAAAACTGTATCATTATTATGACTAGCAACTTAGGTTCTAGTGATAGCGAACGTAGCAACATTGGCTTCGGTAGTCAAGAACGTATCGGTGATGATGACAAAGCATTGAAAGAATTCTTCAAGCCAGAATTCAGGAATCGTATTGACCTGATTACTAAGTTTGGTAAGCTAGACATACTAGCAATTAAAAAAATCGTTATTAAGTTTACCGATGACTTGAAGAAATCTCTTAAGGAAGTGCATGACATTACATTGAATCTTAGTGAGCCAGTAGTAGATTATCTAGCTGACAAGGGATATGATCCTAAAATGGGCGCACGTCCTTTAGCTCGTAAAATTGATGAACTAGTACGCATCCCATTAAGTAAGAAGATTCTGTTTGAACGTATTAAAAACACCACAATTACTGCTAATATGAATGGAGATGAAATACGTTTTGACATAGCACAGAAACTAAACGTAGGGGTAGATAGTAATGGTTTCATCAACGTCATTAGTTAAGCCGGCAGTGATCGGCATAGATCGCAGAGAGTCGTTGTATTATGGCAAATATCAATACCGAGCTAGGTTGAAGCTAGCTGGGTTGAATAGAACACATCAAGCTAAAACAATGCTTGATGTTCTATATCGTTTAAAAAAGTATGGTAGGCAAAAAGAAATAGCATTACTTGATCTAGACTGTATAGAGAAGTTTATCAATTGGAGAAACACCTATGCAACTCCAATTGATAAAGCCGATAAACAAGTACTCATTCGTGTTGAGTCGATTACTGCTGGTGTGTTTAGCAATGACTTGCAGCTATTACAGACACTGGAATCTATTGCTGGAAAAGATGCAGTTGACTATACTGAGATTGATACAAGCATCCCGACAGGGGTCAAGTATTTCGTTAAGGAACCTAAATACAAGTATAGGGTGTATCTAAAATCTAAAGCGGTCAAAGACAAATTTGTTGAAGATTTGAAACGGTTTGTAGATAGATACAAAGGCACCCAAACTATAATTGTTGCTAGTTCATCACTAAATAGTTGGCTTAACGGTCAAGTAAAATACTGGGCATACCGCTATTGTAGCAGTCATTATTACATAGAATACAATGAAGAAAGTACTCACTCATTGATTGGTATTATGTTCGGAGACATGATTAAGCGTAGGTTTAAACTAGAGAAACGCCCTGACTAATGATAAATACTCTATAATAATGGAGTATTTACCATGGCAAAGATTGTCGAAACCGTATTCGTAGTTAAACTAAGTCAATTAGTAAGAGATAACCCAACAGATGTAGAGTCTACTGGGTTTGACGACCTTCCCAAGACTATTGAGGAAGTAGTGCAGCAATTAGTTGCAGGTGATGTTATTGTCGAAGTGGACAGAGCATAATGAGCCAAGCAACTGCACTAACACTGTTACCGCAAACTCTTGCGTTAACAACTGGTACAAAGCAGCCTGCAGCTTGCTATTATGTATCCGGTAAAACATTACAAACACTTACCTGGAGGCTTTCAGCTTTCTTAGGTACCGTTGTTGTTCAAGCTACATTAGTTGATGATCCAACCGACGACAGTGATTGGTTCGCAGTATACAACTTAGTTTGTACAGTTGGCAACGGCAATGGTGGAACGTCATTATCCCCTAAAATTGGTTACATGAATATCAATGGCAACTTTGCTTGGCTACGAGCTAATGTCATTTCATACACCTCTGGCACAGTGGATTATTTGAAGGTGTGTTACTAAAATGGCTACTATTGTTGTATACGGCGGAGGCTTTCAGCCATTTCATGAAGGTCATTTGAGTAGCTACTTACAAGCTAAGAAGGCATTTCCTGGTGCAACTTTCTACGTAGCAGCAAGCAACGATGTTAAACAGCGTCCGATTCCTTTCAAAGACAAACAGTTTTTAGCACAGCAAGCCGGTGTAGTTGATCCATTCGTTGAAACTAAGAACCCAATCAATCCTCAAGAAATTCTTGCTCAGTATGATCCTGAGAAAGATGTTTATATCATGGTTCGTAGTGAGCGTGATCCAGTGGGATATACTAGAAAAGACGGAACACCTGCATACTATCAACCGTATGTTAAAGGTCAACCAATGGCTCCGTTCAGTAAGCATGGTTATGTATTTGTTACTAAGAAACACAACTTCACCGTTGATGGTCAAGAAGTATTCTCTGGCTCACAAGTTCGTAGTATGTATGGTTCAGCGGATGATGCTGGTAGAATGCAGATCATTCAACAACTATATCCTAAGAGCAAACAACAACAAATGATTAAATCATTGCTAGACAAGTATCTAACAAGTCCACAGGAACCTGCAGCTATGCCAGTCAAACCTAACGCCATCAATAAACTAAAGAACAAGGCACTAGCCGAACAAATTCAAAAGATTCGTCCTTTGTTAAAAGAAGCTAGTCCGGCAATGAAATTGAAGTTCATGAAGTTGATGAAAACTGCGCTAAGTGAAAACAAAGAGACTGACTATTCAGATCCTGCATGGGACGAGAAAGTCGCTAGCGTAGGTCAAAAGGCTAAACAAGCGCAAGCATTAAAAGCAAAAGGTAAAGAACCACAGACACGTTGGAATCCTGTTACTAAGAAGTACTATGTAGACTTTAGTGACCGTGATGAAAAAGGTGTGGCGGAAGGCTGGAAGGGCGCGGCGCTCGGCGGAGCATTGGGATATCATTTTGGAAATCACTATGCAGCAATGTTAGGTGCGACTCTCGGTCATTTAGTAGGAGAATTTGTTAGTAAAATTGGAAAATCTATTAGTAAAGATAACAAATTAGTAAATGATAATATAGATGTTATAAATAAGGTAACTTCTGAAATTATTAAGTCTAGCCCAACTGATAAATTTGGTTTTCCTATGTTTAGTGCTAACGTCGGTATCGGGGCATATATAGGTACTGTACTACAACAAGAGATCACAACTAGAATAGAAGATTCGTTAATTGAAAAATACGGTAAAGAAATTGCTTACGGAATAGTGAAATCCAATGTAATGTATCAACTAAGTTCAGAGGTAGGGTCAAAATTGTACGAGTATGTTGTTAAACTTGACAAGTCATACAAGAATTCTACAATAGATCGTAAAGAGCCAACATTTGAGCAGCAAGGTGTGGCGGAGGGCGCTCCAATTGTAGTAGCACAAGCTCCTATTCATATTCGCAATCCTAAAAAGGCTCAACCTAAACAAAGATACATGGGAGACATTGTTCCACCAACAAAACCACCAAGCACAGAGAAGCGTGGCGTCAAAGGTCGTCCGGGACAAAGACCAATGCCTACTTATGACGAAGATGTAGCTGAAAGCAATATCTCCGAATCCACTGATTATCTAGAAGAAAAATAATTCGGGGTCTTCGATTTGATGTAAATAATTACATCAATTAAGAGGACCTTATGGCAACAAAGAAAAAAACCGAATTAGTAGCACCTGTAACAAAGGCAGCTCCTGTAAAAGCAACTAAAGCTACGAAAGAACCAAAGACAGTTCCTGTAGAAAAGATTCAAGAAATTGCTGAACAAGCTGCTGCTGAACAAGTTGAGAAAAAAGAAGGACAAGTTCAAGTTAACGTTGACTTTCTAAAGACAACTAAAGTTCATATCGCAATGCCATGCTATGGTGGTATGCTAACAGAATCTACATTCATGAGTTTTATCAAGTGGGCTAACACAGCCCGTCAACTTGGTATTGATTGGACATTGGAAACAATGGTCAATGAATCACTCATCTCCCGCGCACGTAATACACTAACTGCTAAATTCTTAGAGCAAGCTGACTCAACTCACTTGTTCTTTGTTGACGCAGACATTGGTTGGGAGCCATGGCACTTGTTAGTGTTGTTGAATCGTGACGTTGACGTTATCGGTGGACTATACCCAATGAAGACTATGCCAATCAAGTGGGTAGTTAATGGATTTGACGGTGCAGAAGAAGGACCAGATGGCTTCCAAGAAGTCTCTAAAACAGGTACTGGATTCTTGCTAATGAAACGTCACGTGTTTGAAAAACTAAAGGTTCACCCTGCTGTCAAACAATACAAGAACGATATCGGACTTGATCCAAAGTACGATGCACACTTGAAAACATACTTTGACACAGCAGTTCGTCAGGGTCGTTATTACAGTGAAGACTGGACATTCTGTGAAAACTGGCGTGATCTAGGCGGTAAAGTGTATGTCGATAAGCGTGTATTATTGCGTCACAGTGGCAGTTATGTATTCTGTATGGAAAATCAGAATCACTTGTTGAACACAATCGGACCTATGTACGTTGAGGAACAAGCTAAAAAGCAACAATAATTAGCATTTAACGCTAATACGATGGCTATCATGGAAACGTGATAGCCATTTTTTGTATAAATACAATATGCAATTTAAAGAATTAGATAAATTTAAGCTGGATGATGCCATCCACTTCCATGACCACTTGAACCCAGCAGTGTTCAAAGGTGATCATTTGAGAGATGATGTACGCAAAAAATTGTTACTTATTGCAGAAGATTTCGTTGAACATTTAGGAATCAACGACATAGACATAGCGGACATTACTATTTCAGGTAGTAATGCAGCATACACATACACTGCGCACAGCGACATTGACCTACACATTTTAGTAGATATAAAGAGTTTTGAAGACGATGATGTATACCGTGAACTGTTTGACGCAAAAAAGACGGTATATAACGAACAACACGACATTAAGATTAACGGATATGAAGTTGAAGTATATGTACAGGATAGTGATGAGCCTGTAATTAGTCTGGGTGAATACTCAGTAATGAACAACAAGTGGATCAAATTGCCTAGAAAGCGCAAAGCTGACTTTGATCAAATGGCTACTAAACTAAAGTACCGTAAATTATACAGATTAGCTAAGTACGCACTACAAGCGAAAACACCAGATAAGATTCAAAATGTATTGAAGACATTAAAGAAGTACAGACAAGCAGGATTAGATTCACTGGGTGAATTCAGTCCTGAAAATTTAGCATTCAAAGCATTACGTAGCAAGGGTGTTATTCAGAAACTATACGACAAGTTGAATGACTTGCATAGCGAAACATTGAGTATTCCTGAGAGTGAAAACTTAGATAAGCGTACACTAAATGTTGATGACCTGGCAAGAAAACATCGTGTATCGAAAGATTATCTATTAGATCAATTAATGAAGGGCATCGGTATTGAGTCCGAGCATACTAGTAATTTTGATATTGCAGCAGAAATTGCATTAGATCATTTAAGTGAGAATCCAAACTACTATGAGCTACTTAAAAAAGCTAGCTTAGAAGAATGCGGTTATATTCCTAGTGAAAGCGAAAGAAATGATCCAAGATTTAAAACAGCACTAACAGTTGATATCACTCCAAATTCAATCAAAGATAATGCTAGAAGATTAGGAAGCAATATACAACGTGACGGACGACCACCGTTGCTACGACCATAATAAGGAAAATAAATGTCAGCACCTATTAAGACCCCACCATCAGTTAACACTCTGCAAGACCCTGCACTAGAATATTTAATGCAGCGTGAAATTCAAGTTGCACTAACACCTATTGAAAATGTCACTAAAAATGTAGTATTAGAGCAAGTAACTCAGGTGGTAACTCAAGTTATCCAAATAAATGCTCCGCAAGGTGCGAACGGTTCAATCCAGTTTAATCAAAACGGTAGCTATGTTGGAGACACCGGTCTACAGTTTGAGCCCACTACGGATACGTTGACTACTGGTACTGTTATCGCTAACTCTATTACAATCAATAATAGTTTGAAATTAAGTGGTGGAGTTAATAGAAACTTTCTGACAACTGACGGTAACGGTAATACTTCATGGGCTGATGTTCTTCCCTCTAGAGTTGGTAACAGTGGTAAGTTCTTAGTTACAAATGGTGTTTCTGACGCCTGGAGCACAGTAAGCTACAGTACACTCGCAACCCAGACTGATGTAGCAAATGCTATAGATACCTTAGTTGGTACTGCCCCTGGTATTCTAGACACACTAGCTGAAATAGCCAATGTGATCGGTGCTACTGACAATCCGGAGTTCAGTATTATTTCTCAACTAGCTAACAAAGCAAACATCACTAGTTTAGCAGATGTTGCATTTAGTGGCCTGTATAGCGATTTATCTAATTTACCTACTATATCTACTGCTGGCCGTACTGGCAACTATGAAGACGTGCGCAACAAACCAACTATCCCCACTTCTATCGCTGACTTTGGTATTAGCGACGGGACAGTAGGTCAAGTGCTGACCGCATACGGAAATGGTACTTATCATTTCACTACAGTGAATAGTGGTTCGTCTACTGGAAATATCACTTTTACTGACAACACCATGACTGGTACCGGTGATGTAAAGATTCACTTCACTCCTAGCGCAAGCCCAGCAGTAGAATTTAATTTTGCTAGTAGCGGTACGCTAACAGTTCCTGGAAGTATAGTATTACAAGACGGTGTTATAACTGGCAATGACAATACTGATCCTGGTATTGTGTTAGGCTCGTCAGACAAATCTGTGTTTGTCCGCACACTAGGTGGCGTTGACAACTATACATGGAAGTTTGGTACTGATGGTGCATTAACACTCCCTAGCGACGGTAAGATTGCCTCTGGCATAGATACACCTCAGGTTGGTTCTACGAAGACTATTGCTACTGACAGTGAAGGTGGTACTGGGGCAGGTACTCCTGGAGTAGTAGATATACCATGGGATGGCACTATCATCAACACCTATCCAGCGGGTAGTACAATCACTTTCGCTAACGGTGATGTAAGAACTATCACAAGTATTGCTCAGGGTAATGTTGGCTTATACCTTGATATCTCATATTCCGGCGCCGCAACCACCAGCAGTCCAGAATTTCCAATCATATTAAAGACTGCTAACTATGCCGCGGCAATAACAGCACCAGAATGGACGTTTGGCAATAATGGCACACTAACTGTTCCTGATTCTATTACTAGAAATGACCGTTTAACATTAGTCAGTAGCGGAGCAGCATCAAGTAATGTTGCATCTGTTATTGCTGACGGAGAAGCAGGTAGAGTATTTGTAAGAACCCTCGATGGTACAACATTACAGACTTGGGAATTTAACAAAGAAGGTAATTTAATGCTACCAAATGGTGGCGACATTGTTGACAGCGCAGGTATATCTCAGTTTATTAGTATAACATCATTAAAAACATTAGTGGCAGCTAGCACTGACTTTGCTGACTTCCAAACAAGAATTGCTGCACTGTAATAGATGTTTTGATAAATATATTATAAACGGAATTTATCTATGAAAATCAGTAATTTAACAGAAACAATGGCTACCCCAGTGTCAATGCCATCACCGGGACAACCGGGCGCAAAGTTTGGTCGTAGCGATGAAATGCTAGAATCAGGTGTAGGAACTAGCACTGCAGGCGGTATGGCACCTAGTGCAAAACCAATGGGCAAGATGCAAAGACGTGGGCAAGGCAGCATGTTTCAAGGTATCAAGACTAGCAGCAAGTTTGCGAACAGTGCAAAGGCTGGTATTAAAGAAGATACAGTTAATGAAGACGAATTGAGCGAAGAACAACTACAAGCTAAACAAAAGCGTGAAGATATATTCAACCGTGCAAAAGATAAAGAATTAGGTAACAAGCCTAAATCAAAAGATATTATTGCTAAAGAAGCAACTGGTCGTGGAACATGGGATAGTAACGCAAGTGACTACGAAGGTGATTATGGTGGTTCACGCAATTGGGGGCGTAGAGAAAGAGAAGATGACGAGCATCATCACATTGACAGAGCCCGTGAAAAACAAGAACAATCCGGCACATGGTATGTTGCTATCAACGGTAAAGTTGTAAAAGATAAAGCTGGTCAACCTTACACATTCTATGGTAAAGCAGCAGCAAACAAAGCAGCATTAACTATGCAAGCTAAACCGTTCAATTCAGGAAAGCAATTTATGCTTACTACAAATCCTAATCCACCTGAGCAAGGTGTGGCGGAAGTAGCACCTCCTGGAGCTAAAGCTGAACGCATGGTAAAGCACATTAAAAAGGGTTATGCTAAAGACGGCAAACTAACTCCTAAAGAAAAATCAATTGCTTATGCCACTACATGGAAAGCACATAATGCCGGTAAAGTAGAAGAAGATTGCTGGGATGGTTACGAGCAAATCGGCATGAAGAAAAAAGGTGGCAAGACAGTGCCTAACTGTGTACCAAAGAAGTAATTATGAAACTCAACGAATTAATCACTGAATCCATTGATGTAAAAGAAGTTGCTGCTTGGCAAAAGAAGTCAGGTAAGAATAAGACCGGTGGATTGAATCAAAAGGGTGTTGACTCATATCGTAGAGAACATCCTGGTAGTAAACTACAAACAGCAGTTACTACTAAGCCTTCAAAATTAAAAGCAGGCAGTAAAGACGCAAAGCGTAGAAAAAGTTTCTGCGCTAGAATGAGTGGCATGGAAGGTCCAATGAAGGATGAACATGGTGAACCAACTCGCAAAGCATTATCATTAAAGAAGTGGAACTGTTAATATGAATTTTCAAGAATTATACGAAGGCACAACGCCTAAACTACCCGGCGCCCCACAAGGCGTAAAAGTTATGTCTATGGATCAATTCGTTGGTCAAGCTGGACAATCTCAAGAACAACCTGAAGAAGAAGTTGCAGAAGAAGTAGACATGGGTCAAGCTGAAAAGCGCACACCACCAAAAGATAGCCGTGAAGATGACGATAGAGTTTTTAACGCCTTCAGAGAAAGACTGCGAAAACTAAAAGGTGAAGACTTAGACGAAGCTACTGCACTACCGGCACAACAACGTGAATTAGGTTCTCAAGAATTTCAAGACTACATGGGTCGTATCAAAGGAACCGATGATATTGATAAAAAGACCGGCGAGATTAAAGTAAACAAAAAAGGTGTGCAGCAGTATACTACTGGTAAGACTAAGACAGACAAGTATAAGATGCCATATGTTCACCGTAGTAGTGCTATTGAGTATTATGATGAAGGTGGAAAGAGATACAAAGAAGAAGCTGTTATTGCTGCATTGCAACAACGTCCTAAGAAGTTGTTAAAGCAAAATGAAAAGATGAAACATAGCAACGGAGAGTTTGAACAATTCTTTAACGTTGGTTTTGCAGCATTAACTGGTATCGCAGTTGATGAATCTACTGGTAAACTTATTGTAGTTAACACATGCCCAGGTGCTGGTTCATGTAAAGTTGACTGTTTCGCTATGAAGGGCGGCAAAGTACAATTCAAAGCTGCTTGGTTAAGCGATGGTCGTATTCTAACTTATCTATTGAATGATCCAACCGGTTTCTTCAAACAGTTAAGTGCAGAGATTGCTAAAGAAGAACGAGATGGCGCAAAAGGATCAAAGGGATTTGAAGGTGGATGGAGAGTGACAGTTCGTTGGCACGATGCTGGTGACTTCTTCTCACCAGAATACTTAGACATGGCATTGAAGATGGCTGCTGCTCACCCTAATGTTAAATTCTACGCTTATACCAAAATGGCAGGTGCTGCAATGGCACAAAAGCCTGACAACTTCATTATTAACTGGAGTGAAGGCGCAAGTTCTGGTCAAGAGAAACAAGTTAAAGCTCAAGACCCTAACTTAGAGACAACTAAGAACAGTCGTATTGTTCCAGAGAAGTTATTCTATGACTTGTTAGCTAAAGATGAGAAGGGTAACTTAGTTAAGACCGCTGATGGTGCATGGCAACCTGCTAGCCCAGAAGCACTACAGCAAATGAAGCAACGTATTGGTCAGGCGTACAGTATCAGCCCATCAAGTATTCTAAGCTACAATGAATATACTTCAAAGCCTAAAGTTGCTGGCATGAAGTATAATGTTATCGTTGCTCCGGGTGAGGGAGATGTTTCTGCCAACGATCCTAATGTACTAAGTACATTACTATTAAGGCATTAAAATGTTATCTGACAACTTAAAGACATTACTGGCTTCAACTGAATTGTTCTCGTTGAAGTCTCGTAACTTTCATTGGAATATTGAAGGTAGTAACTTCCCGCAATATCATGAATTCTATGACAACCTGTACAACGATTCATATGCGACTATAGATAGAATTGCAGAGTATATCAGGGTGTTAGATGCATATGCTCCTGCAAGTTTAACTCGCTATGCTGAGTTGTCAATCATTCAAGATCAAATAAAGATTCCACGTGCAGAACTAATGTTTGCTGAATCATTAGTGGACTGTCAAAAAATGATCGTATTAGTAATAGAGATATTTGATGTTGCCTCTGCTGAACGTCAGCAGGGCATTGCAAACTTCATGGCAGAACTACAAGACTTCTATGGTAAGAAATCATGGATGATTCGCTCTATCTTAAAGAAAGATAGAGAGTAATGAGAGCAATTGAATTCATCACAGAAACTGAATCATATCAACCACCTGAATTAAGTGTTGGTGATAAGATACTTAAAGGTAAATTTAAGAATAGCCCAGCAGAGATTAAAGGCTTCACTAAAGACAAGCACAATCAACCTGTGTTAAAAACTAACAAAGGTGAAGTACAGTTGTTCAAGCCTCGTGTTGCTAAGTTGATGAAAGAGGTAGAACTAACAGAACTATTCGCCCCTGACAAAGATTGGAAATGGGATTATAACAGTCCAACTGAATCTGAAGCAACATTTGTAATAGGTGATATACAGTACAAATTCTATGCGTATTCATCACAACCCGGAACTTGGGAAGTAGAGTTTAAGATAGTAGAAGGTGGTGACCCAGGTAATAGATTTGGTGTTACTGGTACAGGTAATGCTGCACAAGTTATGTCTACTGTTACTGATATCCTACGAGCCTTCCTAGAGAAACATAAAGGGCAGATATCTAAGTTGATATTTTCTGCCAAGGAATCATCACGACAAGCACTATATGCTAAAATGGCAAAACGCCTATTGCCTAATTGGAATTTAGAACATTTTAAGAGTGAGTTTTCACTAACTGCACCTGAGGTAACTAAATGAGAGCAACCGAATTTATCAACGAGGAAATAAACCCGGATATTCTTGATTCACGCTTTAGTCACAAGCAAAAGATTGGTGCATATACATATACCGCTGCACTGGAACCCGATAGATTCCACAAAGCAGATTTGTTTGTTATTAGATGCTATAACCGTACTAAAATGATCGGACAAGCTAAATTCTACACAACATTCGGTGACTCACTAGTAAGCGCACTAACAACAGTACAGCCAGAGTATCAACAATCAGGTATCGCAAGTACAATGTATGCTTATGCTAGAATGCTAGGCAACACGATAGAACCTAGTGCTTCACAATTGCCACCTGGTAAGAAGATGTGGAAAGCGTGGAAGAAGTCAGGTGAAGCTAAACACTTGATGAAAGAAGACGCAAGTTCTACTACTCTAGCGCAATTATACAACGGAAACTATCCAGATCGTGACGAAACATTCTGGGACTATGTTAGTCCGCATGAATTTAATACACCACTAACTATTCAAACATTGGCAAGGCATAAAGTAATGATTACATTGCTTGGTCAGTATCGTGCAGAACATATTGACGATGTAGTAGATATGTTAGATGATGACAGAAAAGAACTAGTACAATCATATGTAGATGATCCTGCACTATCAAGTAAAGTCATTGTGCTTTCAGGAGATAGAATCATTGATGGGAATCATCGTGCATTAGCTGCTGCAATCAAAGGTGTACCTATCAATTATGTTGACGTAGCTGATTTAGAAGACTCTGAAGAAAGCTAATATGAAGACATTAGCAATATTTGGCGATAGCTATGGTAGAAAAGACGCGCCTGATATCCAAGAACGGTCTTGGGTAGACTTCATCCAAGATACTAACACTTACGATATCACTAATTTTGCAGAAACTGGTACTAACTTGTGGTTTAGTTATGCGTTGTTCTTAAAGAATCATCAAAATTTTGATAAAGTTATCTTTCTTGTGACCGCACCGCATCGTATGACATTGACTAATCTTAAGTTCACTATCTATCCTAATCAAAACTATGAAGCAGCACTAGTTAAATTAGGGCATTCTACTAACGAAGAATACAAACAATATAAGTTGCTAGTTGATTACTATGAATACATTCACGATATTGACAAAGATGAGACACTACATCAGTTAATGGTATCTGATGTACAGCAAAAAAGACCAGATGCAATAGTCTATCCATGTTTCACTGTTCCATATCTGAATGATACTGGATTATATGAAGTGACTAAATACGAAGATGAGTTTTTAGGAATGAATCACGTTGTACGAAAAGAATTTTACAATAAAAAGCTGCGAGATAGTAGAAATTGTCATATGATAGAAGATAATAATCGTATTGTAGCTGAAATGTTCTTAGATAGATTGTCTGGATCATATAGTGAGATAGACATGAAATCTTTAGTAAGACCTACTAAAGGTTTAGATTTTTACTACCAATCAAAGTGGCACTGAAATGAGCGAACGAAACAATGAATACCCGGTAATACCGGAGGACGATGGTTACGATAGATTTCGTAATCCATACAGTCCTGTATAGATCACACTACCTTAGGACCCTTGTGGTTTTCGTGTGGGCCGGCTGCTGGCCAGAGAAGTATATGGAGTCGTGCCCTGATATCTCTAAAGTGAGCACTAATTTGATAAATATATAATGCGCTATAATGAATTTATCTTTGAATCCGCTGCTACTGAGTTAGCAGACAAACTCCCGTCACTAAAAAAGCACGATTACAGTACAATTGACAAATTGATGAAGCGAATCAGTGCAAGACATGATATTGACGGTAAGAAATTGCATGATATGTTTGTTAGCAAGTACGGTCACACTCCTGATACGTGGGTGAAAAAGATCAAAAACAGAATGGACGAATCAGTAGACAATACTGAAAACTTAGACCAAATCAGAGACTTTGTTCAATGGGCAATCAAAACATTAAACGTTCAAAAACCTTATCCAAAGATCAAGTTAAGCACTGATACTAAAGACGCACAAGTCAATCATCGTACTGGTATGCACACAGACGATGGCCACATATTAGTCTATATCAAAAATCGCAATTTAGTAGATATTTTTCGTACATTGTTCCACGAACTTGTGCATGAGAGACAAGATCAATTGAACATGATTGGTCCCGATGATAGTTACCCCGGTTCACCCATCGAAGCGATGGCAGATATGATGGCAGGGAAGTATATTAAGATATACGGCAAAGAACATCCCGAAATATTCCAATAATAAGAAAGAACCAATGGCAAATTATAACTCAATAAAAAACGCGGCATTAATCGCCCCAACAACTAACCCTGATTTGGGGTCAGCTAGTAACAGATATGGAAATGTCTATTTAAGTGGTAATGTTAACATTGCTGGAACTAGTATTACTAGTACTAATGCACTTACTCCTAAAGTATCAAGCATTGGCTACATCGGGGACGATACTGCGGCAGACATTGCCGGTGGACAGACAATTACATTGAATGGATCTGGATTTGTATTCGGTGCTAGTGTGCTAATAGGTGGAACGGTAGTAGGGGTAGTAACATTTATTAGCAGTAATCAATTAACACTCACTAGTCCGGCAATGAGTGCTGGTAGTTATGTTATATATGTCATCAATCCAGATGGTGGCACTGCAATGTCACTACCTGGAATTCAATATTCAGGTACTCCTTCTTGGACTACTACTGCCGGCGCATTAACCGGTGTAGTAGCTTCAGCAAGTGTAAGTATAACATTAGCTGCGACCGGAGATGCGCCGGTCACCTACAGTTTATATTCAGGTACATTACCAAGTGGCGTAACACTAAACAGTGCAACCGGTGCATTATCAGGTACTGCTCCAGCAGTTACTAATTCTACATTATATAGCTTTACGATTCGTGCTACTGACGCACAGAAACAAGATACTAATCGTAGCTTTAGTCTAACTGTAGCTGCTTCTGTTACAATAGAATATCTTGTAATTGGTAAAGGTGGAGATGGTAGTTGGGGCGGTGGCGGCGCTGGCGGATTTATTTCAGGTACAGCTACTGTTGCTCCGGGAGACACTAGAGTTATCACATTTAATAATGCTGCTTCATACTCGGGCGGCAAGGTGATATTTGGATCATTAGTTGCAATAAATGGTGGCGATGAGGGACAGGCTGGCGGATCGGGCGGTGGTGGGTCTATTAATCAAGGATCTACTCCGACAGGAGCTCCAAAAGCATCAGGTCTCATAGGTGGAGCAGCACTGCAACCTGCATCTGCGTCGGGCGGTTTAGGATATGCGGGCGCAGACGCGCCGGTCGCAAATAGTTCTACTAAAGGGGGAGGAGGAGGCGGCGGCGCAGGTGGCCCAGCCGAGGTTCGATATACTTGGAGCTCCAATAGCGGTGGCGCCGGAGGTGCCGGAGTAACATCTAACATTACCGGAGTAACCATTTCATACGCGGGCGGGGGCGGCGGCGGCCAGACTGGTGCAACCCCGGCAGGTGGTGGTGGTGCCTCATATGGCGGTGGCGGCTCAATGACCGTATACAATCCGCAGTATACCGGCGGCCCGGGTGTTGTTGTAATAGCATATCCATCAAGTACTCCAGCGATTACAACCATTCCTGGTACACTTACGTATGCAGTAGATACTACTACTAGAACAGGGTACCGAGTATATACATTTACTGCTGGTACCGGCACAATAACATTCTAAGAAATAAAACATGGCAAATTATAACTCAATCAAAAACGCGGCATTAATAGCTCCGACAACTAACCCCGACCTTGGTAGTGCAACTAACAGATATGGAAATGTCTATCTTAGTGGTAATGTAAACATTGCGGGAACTAGTCTAACTAGTACTAATGCTCTCGCTCCTAGAATTACATCTATTAATTATATAGGTGATGACACTGCGGCAGACATTGCAGGAGGTCAAACTATTACATTAAGTGGATCTGGATATCAAACCGGAGCAACTGTTTTAATAAACGGTACTCCTGTTTCATTAGTTACATTTGTAAACAGTACTACACTAACCTTTACTAGTCCTGCGATGAGTGCAGGTGGATATGTCGTGTATGTTATTAACCCTGACGGAGGCACTGCACTTAGTGTACCGGGTATACAATACTCAGGTGTACCAGCATGGACAACTAGTGCAGGTAGTTTAGCTAGTGTTGTTAAATCTTCTAGCGTAAATATAACTGTAGCTGCGACAGGAGATGCACCTGTAACTTATAGTGTAACTTCAGGTGCATTACCTAGTGGAGTAACATTGAATGCTAGCACTGGTTTTATATCAGGAACTGCTCCTACAGTAACAAACTCATCAACATATAATTTTACAATTAGTGCAATTGACGCACAGAAGCAGGATACTGCTAGAAACTTTAGTTTAACAGTAATTCCTAGCAATGCCCCTGCTACTGTAGAATACTTAGTGGTTGCTGGTGGTGGAGGTGGTGGTGGCATCGGTGGTGGAGGTGGCGCCGGGGGCTACTTGACTGCAACGAGCTATTCAATAACACCGTCTACGCCTATTACAGTCACTGTAGGTGCTGGTGGCGCAGCCTCAACTGACTCATATGCAGTAAATGGTGGTAACGGTGGCGCCTCAGTATTTGGAACAATTACTAGTACGGGTGGTGGTGGTGGCGCAGCAGGATCAGGCGGAGCACCAGTTATACAAGCAGGATCAGGCGGTTCAGGTGGCGGCGGCGCTGGTGTAGCATTTGGCGGTAATGGTACAGGTGGCGCCGGAATTGCAGGTCAAGGTTATGCAGGTGGAACTTCAACTGCATATGGGCGTGGTGGTGGCGGTGGCGCCGGTGCTGCTGGTACAGGCGGTGCCAGTGGTGGCCCGGGCGGTGTTGGATTATCTTCTAGCATATCAGGAGCTGCTACTTATTATGCAGGTGGTGGTGGTGGTGGTGGTAATTATAACACAACTGTAAATTATGCTCCAGGGGCCGGTGGAACCGGCGGTGGTGGACGCGGTGGCCTGGATGGAGCAACTGCAACTTCCGGTACTCCAAATACCGGTGGTGGCGGTGGAGCAGGTGCATATAACGGTTCTGGGTATGCATATCCAGCTGGGGCAGGTGGCTCTGGTATCGTTATTATTCGCTACTCAGACACATATGATGCTGCACCATCAACTACAGGCAGTCCAACTATAACAGTAGCAGGCGGTTATAGAGTTTACAAATGGACCACTAGCGGCACAATAACATTCTAAGAAAGAAAATATGGCAAATTATAATTCAATCAAAAACGCGGCATTAATCGCCCCAACAACTAACCCCGATCTCGGGTCAGCTAATAACAGATATGGAAATGTCTATTTAAGCGGCAATGTTAACATTGCCGGAACTAGTTTGACTAGTACTAATGCACTTATACCTAGAGTCTCTGCAATAGTTTATGGTACTGGAGCAACAGCAGATGATACTGCAACCGCTCCTGCAGGTGGACTAACTCTTACTCTAACTGGTTCGGGATTTAACTACGGTGCAGCAGTGTATATAGGCGGCATTCCCGTTAGTGTTGTCACAGTAGTAGACTCAACGCAGATAACATTCACTAGTCCTGCAAAAACAGCAGGTAACTATCCACTAGTCGTACTCAATCCAGACGGTGCAACTGCAACTCTTATCACTGGTATACAATATTCAGGAACTCCTGCTTGGACGACTACAGCCGGTAGCTTAGGTGCATATACTCAGGGAACTGCATTTAGTGCAACATTGGCAGCAACTAGTGACAGTACAGTTACATATAGCATTACTTCAGGAGCATTGCCAAGTGGTATAACATTGAATAGTACTACTGGTTTTCTTTCAGGTACTATGCCCACTGTTTCGGGATCAACGACTTATAACTTCACGGTTAGAGCAACCGACGGAGAGAATCAAGACACTGATAGAAATTTCAGCGTCAACGTAGCAACTGCACCGCCAACTGGGCAAGTTGCATATACTACACCTGGAACATATTCTTGGACAGTGCCAGGCGGGGTTACTAGTATTAGTGCAGTGGTTGTGGGCGGTGGCACAGGCGGCAGCGGCTCGGCTACGGGCCAGTATGCCGGCGGTGGAAGTGGCGGCGCTCTTAGGTATATCAATTCTGTATCAGTAACCCCTGGAGAAACATTGACTATTCTATCAGGTGCTGGTGGAACTGGTGGCAGTAGTTATGGTGGAAGTGGTGGGACAACATCAATTGCTAGAGGCAGTAATATACTACTAAAATCAAGTCCTGGATATAGTAGTACAGTTGGTGCTGGTACATATGGCGGTACCGTTGGTGGATTTGATGGTGGTAGCCCAGGCACGGGCGGTGGTGGCGCCGGCGGTTATGCCGGTAGCGGCGGTAACGGCGGTAGCCCGTTCGGTGTTGCAGGCACAGGCGGCGCCGGTGGTGGTGGTGGTGGTTTTAACCAAGCTGGTGGGCGTGCTGGATCAGGTGGCGGCGTTGGTATATTCGGGCAAGGCGACAGCGGTGGTGCCGGCGGAACTGATGGTAATTATAATGGTTACGGCGGCGGCGGTGGCTCGGGAGGGAGCGCAGGCAACCAGACCGGCCCTGGCGGGTCATATGGTGGTGGTGGTGGTGGCTGCGGGTCATCGGTCCCGGGCGGCGGCGTCGGTGGAGGTGGAGCAGTTCGTATCATCTGGGGACCAGGACGTTCGTTCCCAAGTACATTGACTACAGACCAATAATATATTACGGTAAAGTTCACTCAGAAACATTCCGTTAACTGTTGACTTTCTCCTGTTACAGTAGTAAGTAATTATAACTTTTTAGTTCGACCTTGCCAATGTCCATCTGGACATTGGTTTCTCATTACAGAAACTATGCCGTTGGTGTACCATTTGTATCCCAAAGCCCCTTTATTCCAACCTCGGTCAATTCCGTACATCGGGTTATTTTCTCCCAGCATGTTTTTACTATGATTGGGTCTTTTTACACCGCACTTTAGTTTTCTAGCTTCTCTTAGACTTTCTAGGCCAGCGCCTTCTAATTTTTTACCAAGTTTTGCTGCACTTATTGCTGTTTTTCTTTCTTGAGTATGAGGGCTACGCTTGACACCTTTGGTTGCAATGCTTTGGTTTTTTCGTGAAGTCATTGATGATTTAGAACCTAATCTCTTATTTCGGATTTTCTCTTTAGTGTTATCTGAATGAGAGAAACCAGATATACCCTCCCCTCCACTAGTCCTATTTCTGAGTATGCCCGTATTTGAATCTTTTCTACCGTACCATTGTATTAATCTTCTTTCTATTGCAAAGGCACCCAACTCAGTTAGGTTAGATTCAACTATTGTTATTCTGGTTTTATCTAGTGGTGTTCTAAATAATTCTTTTTTACCGTGTACCCAAGCTCTCTGCATTTTACCCTTACCTATGTAATACGGAGAGTTATCTTTTCGGAGATATGCATATACATAAAATCCTGAGGGCGGATTACTTCTACTAAATATCATGCTGGTGTTCCTTTCTTAAAATTAAACACTAGAGAGAATGGGTACTACAATACCGCGATTCTCACTACTATTTATACCATATATATTGCATCCGTACTCATTTTACTATACAATAGACTTTTAATAGGAGAATTTATGAGCGATGCAAAAATGTTCAGTGGTGATCAAAAGTTGAAGTTGGTTCAGTTGATTAATGAAGGTATGGCAGTCATGCACGAGATTGATACTCTCAATGGCGGATTGACTGATACTATCAAAGCGATTGCGGAAGAAATTGAAGTCAAACCAAGCACTTTGAAGAAAGCGATTCGTATCGCACACAAAGCTAGTTTGGGTCAGACAAACAAAGACCACGAAGAACTCAACACAATTCTAGAAACCGTCGGTAAGACTCTCTAATGTCGTATGTAGACGCTATCCACAGCAGGGATGAAGACAAGATTTATGTTGTCGAACGAGATACGAACGGCAAACGCCAGTATGTCGAACACCCTGCTAACTATGTACTCTACTACAGTGATCCTAAGGGCAAGCACCGTAGCATCTACGGCGATCCAGTGGGTAGATTCAGTACTCGCAAACGTGCAGAGTTTGAGAAAGAACGGCGCATTCATTCAAATAAGAAATTATTTGAATCAGATGTACCTGTTATTTTTCGTTGTCTCAGTGAGAACTATCTTAAAGCGGATGCACCCGTACTACATACTTGCTTCTTTGACATTGAAGTAGACTTTGATCCAGTAAAAGGTTTCAGTCCTACCTCTGATCCTTTCAATCCAGTGACTGCTATCAGTTGTTACTTGGACTGGTTAGATCAACTTGTTACTATGGTCATTGCTCCTAAGCATATGTCTAAAGAAACTGCACAAGAGATTGTAGACCAGTTCGATAACTGCTTATTGTTTGATAATGAGAAGGAAATGTTTGACGTTTTCTTTGACTTGATTGAAGATGCTGATGTATTAACTGGCTGGAACTCAGAAGGATACGATATTCCATATATGGTTAATCGTGTTACTAGAGTTATGAGTAAAAATGACACACGCAAGTTTTGCTTGATGGGTCAATTGCCTAAACCAAGAGAATACGAACGATTCGGTAAGAAAGAAATGACTTACGACTTGGTCGGTCGTGTTCACATGGACTATTTGCAACTTTACAAGAAATACAACTATGAATCCCGTCACAGCTACAAGTTAGATGCGATTGGTGAAATGGAAGTAGGTGAAAACAAAACTCAATATGAAGGTACTCTGGATCAGTTGTATAATAAGGACTTTAAAAAGTTCATTGAATACAACAGACAAGATACTATGTTGGTTTTTAAGATTCACAAGAAACTTAAGTTCCTAGAACTAGCTAATCAACTAGCACACGAAAACACTGTACTGCTTCCAACAGTTATGGGTTCAGTGGCTATGATTGAAATGGCAATTTTTAACGAAGCACACGAACGCGGTGTTGTTGTACCAGATAAAAAACGAAGGAATGAAGATGCAGATGAAATCCAGCAAGCGGCAGGTGCCTTTGTTGCTACGCCCAAAAAAGGCATGCACGAATATGTCGGAGCAGTTGACCTTAACTCGCTCTATCCCTCGGTTATTCGCGCCCTTAACATGGCGGGAGAATCAATCGTTGCCCAAGTTAGACAGACAATAACTGACAAGTACATGCTTGACAAGGGTCATCTACTTGCAAGTAAGAAAAAGCGTTACAAAGATGGTGACGATGACGTTACCGGTGCTATTCTATGGGAAAACTTGTTCGGTGCTTTAGAGTACACTGCAATTATGAACCAAGAGCGCGGAACTATACTGACATTAGACTACGAAGATGGTCGTTCGGTAGAAATGAGTGCGGCAGAGATTTGGAAGTTAGTCTTTGATAGTAATAAGCCTTGGATGCTAAGTGCAAACGGTACAATCTTCTCATACGAGAAAGAAGGTATTGTTCCCGGACTACTTACTCGTTGGTACAGTGAACGTAAAGAAATGCAAGCGAAAGCTAAAGCAGCTTATGGAACAGACCAGTATGATTATTTTGATAAGCGTCAGCTTGTTCGTAAGATTTTGCTTAACTCTGCATACGGCGCACTATTGAACGAGCATTGCCGATTCTATGACAAGCGTATTGGTCAAAGTGTAACATTGAGTGGTCGTCAGATTGTTAAGCATATGATGAGTAACATCAATGAATCTATCATGGGCGAGTATACGCACGAAGGTGATGCAATCGTTTATGGTGATACTGACTCATGTTATTTCAGTGCATGGCCCGCAATCAAAGGTGAAGTTGCTGCTGGTACAATGGAATGGTCTAAAGAAACTTGTATTAGTTTGTACGACTCTATCGCCGAACAAGCTAACGACAGTTTCCCTCAGTTCATGGAGAAAGCATTTCATGCACCTCGTAAGAACGGTGAGATTATCAAAGCTGGTCGAGAACTAATCGGTGATCGTGCTATCTTTATCGTTAAAAAGCGTTATGCAATCAATATCTTTGATAAAGAAGGCAAGCGCAAAGACAAAGATGGTTCCCCCGGCGAGATCAAAGCTATGGGTCTTGACTTGAAACGTGCTGATACTCCTAAGTATGTGCAAGAGTTCTTGATGAATGTACTGCAAATGGTTCTTCAACAGGGTCGCCCGCGTGAGGAAGTAGTTGAAGTCGTTAAAGCATTCAAACTTAAGCTAGGTGCGCAGGATAGTTGGACTAAAGGTTCTCCTAAGGGCGTGAACAGACTTACATACTACGGTGACTTAGAGACTAACAGCAAGAAAGGTAGAGAAAATATGCCCGGACACGTTCGTGCAGCATTGAACTACAACTACTTGCGCAGAGTTCACGGTGATCAATACAGTCAACGTATTGTAGACGGTATGAAAGTTGTAGTTTGCAAACTGAAACCTAATCCATTAGGCTTTACATCAATTGCTTACCCAACTGATGAGCTACGTTTGCCAGCATGGTTCTGTGAGTTACCATTTGACGATGACGAAATGGAAAAGACATTGGTCGATGAAAAGATTGATAACCTTTTAGGTGTGTTGAATTGGGATATCCGAAGCAACACTAACGTTAAGTCTACATTTGATGATTTATTCTCATTCGGTTAAACTCGTGTTGACTTGTGCAATAAAACCCGCTACAATACACATTACTTCTTCTTAAATATTCTAAAGGAAACAAAATGAAAGATACACTACAAAACATCATCCAGTATACAGCTGGTCTTGGTAACATTGATTTGATTAAAATCACAGGCACTGATACAGAAACACAAATTGCTGCAATTGCAGAAGACAAGAGTGTCGTTATTACAGGTACATTGGCTAATCCGCATCCCGAACTCGTCGGTGTGTTTGGTATGCCTAACTTACCAAAGCTAAAAACTATTCTTGGCTTTGATGAATACGATTCTAATGCGGTCATTACATTGACACGCAAGGATCGTGATGGAGTTAGCACTCCCGACACAATTCACTTTGCAACAAAAGCAGGTGACTTTGTGAATGACTATCGTTTGATGGCTAAAGCTATCATTGAAGAAAAAGTCAAGAGCTTTACCTTCAAGGGTACTGGTTGGAATGTTGAATTTGAACCAAGTATTGCTAGCATCTTGCGTTTGAAGAAGCAAAGTCAAGCGAACAGTGAAGAAAACACATTCGTTACTAAGACAGAGAATGGCGACTTGAAGATTTACTTCGGTGACGTAAGTACTCACAGTGGTAACTTTGTGTTTCATGCTGGCGTGAACGGTGTACTAACTAAGTCATATCAATGGCCTGTCACAGTTGTGTCTAACATTCTTGGCTTGCCAGGTGATAAGATGTTCCGCATCAGCGATCAAGGTGCTGCTGAGATTGTTGTGAACAGTGGTATGGCAACATATCGTTACTTGCTTCCTGCTCAATCAAAATGATCAAGGGTCTAGCTACCAGTAGTAGGTACACAGTTGTTTCTTCTGGGAACACTAGTGTTCCCTATATTAATCAAAATATGAACAATCCTATACAGGGCATGTTGCGTATCTGTGGTAGTGACCTGCAAGTATTTGACGGAAACAGTTGGATAGTTATGAATTCAAGTTATGCAAGTGTTGGGCTAACTCCTGATGCAGAATTGTTACTTGACTGGGCTAGACAAAAACGTGACGAAGAAGTTGCTACCCTAAAATTAGCAGAGACTAATCCTACTATCAAAGATTTGCTGAATACTATTAAGCAAAAGCAAGATCAAATAGAAATGGTCAAGATTCTAATGAAAAACGAAGTTAAAGTATAATGGATCAAGTTAATCTATCAGCAAGTCACAATCCCGATTGGGCATTGTTTTTACCCGCAGTCAGTAGTTTCTATATCAGTGGCTTAGGTAAACAGCGTAAGGGTGAACAATACTTTGATGCTGCACGTATTCCTGCACAATTCAACGGCGATGTTGAGAAACTAAACTTCCTTAACAGCAAAGAAGGTCTATACTACTACAAGTGGGGCTTGTACTCTGCTGGTCACGCTAACTTAGATACAACTGTCAACGATCCCAGTGAGTCAATCATTCGTGAACGTGAAGCCGGTACATTCATGCTAGGTGACAGTGGTGGCTTTCAGATTCTTAAAGGTCAATGGCCTGCAGACTGGAAAGATCCTAACTGTCCTCGTGCTATGTTAAAGCGTAAAGTTGTATTGAACTGGATGGATACGTACATGGACTATGGTATGTGTCTCGATATTCCATCACAGTCATTGACTACTTTTGGCATGAAGGATAAGAACGGTGTAAGTCTTCATGGTATCAGTACTATTGAAGAAGCTATTACTGCTACCCATATCAACAATGAGTACTTTATTCAGAATCGTTCGGGCAAGTGTAAGTTCTTAAACGTATTGCAGGGTCGTAATCACGGTCAGTCGGAAGATTGGTATGCTGAAATGAAAAAGTACTGCGACCCAAATCAGTATCCTGACAACCACTTTAATGGTTGGGCATTCGGGGGTCAGAACAAGATTGACGTTCACTTGATGCTAACCCGCATGGTTGATATCATCCATGACGGACTGTTGCAAGAAGGTAAGCACGACTTGATTCACTGTTTGGGTACAAGTATCTTAGAGTATGCTGTACTCTTTAGTGATATCCAACGAGCTATTCGTAAGTATCACAACCCAAAACTTCAAATCACGTTTGATTGTGCTAGCCCATTCTATAGTGCAGCTAAAGGTCTTGCGTACTTCAACACGAACATTCAGCACAACAAGAAATGGTCATACAGTATGGAAAAGACTGCGGAGAAAAAGTCGTATGCAAACGACACTCGCAAGTTCCGTGATGCTGTGTTAGCTGAAGGTATCCATAAGATGTTTACTGATAGTCCGGTGACTGATAAACTAGTGCTTAAGGACCTTTGCTATCGTGGTCAAGGTTTCATTGGTCAGCATGGTAAAGAAACAAAGACCAGCTGGGATACTCTGAGCTATACCTTACTGCAAAGCCATAATGTGTACACTCACATGTCAGCAGTGCAAGAAGCCAATCGTCAATATGATTTGGGCATTGTCCCAAAGATGTTGATGAACGAACAATTTGATAGGGTGTTGTTCAAGGATGTTATTGACGAAGTTTTCTCTAAGAAGAACAAGCAAGAAGCCATCGAATTGATTAACGCTAATTCTAGACTTTGGATGCAATTCCAATCAGGTAGTCAAGGTATCAGTGGTAAACGTACTGTCAACGCAATGACTATGTTTGACCAATTATTTGAAACAGCATCAGAACCCGAAGTTGATGAAGTTATAGAAGACAGTGATGATGCGATTAATGAAGCATTGGGTGAATAACTTTATTAATACGGGCAAATTAGGCAGCACAACCAGCAAAAGTAGTGTATAATAACTTAACAGGAAATATTAAATGCAAAGAGAACAAGCACTGACCGAAAAGCGTCAACGAATTAGACAAGAAGCCAAACGAACTATTTGGGTTACGTTTCGTAAAGAAGGCATTCATTGCTATCCAGCTGCAGGTCATCAACCTGATCTTGCAACTGGTGATGAGTTCGATGTGAGCTTTCTTGGCACACCACATCGACATATTTTTCACTTCACTGTGGGTATTCAAGTAAACCACAATGAACGTGACATTGAGTTTATTCAATTCAAACGTTGGCTTGAGAAATTATATCAAGGCACGCTTGTATTGAATGACAAAAGCTGTGAAACAATTAGTGATGATCTCTATGAGGCAATTGCTAGTCGCTATCCAGAGCGTGACATTCAAATCTCTGTCGCAGAAGACGGTGAGAACGGATGCACTGTATATTACAACACAACTAAACCTATTAACAACCTCGCTATCTAAGGAAACAAAATGGCAAAACTAAACCTTCAACCTAACCCACGTGTCTATCAACTCTTTGAGGACCTCGAAGCCTATAAGGAGTTCTGTGTGGATTACGGTTATAAGTTTGATGAATCAACCCTGTATGATATGCGCAGTTTCGCATATCGTCAACATACCAAGCAGCTTGCTGGTAAGTGGCCTAAGGATTCATGGGAAGACGCTATCCGTCGATGAAAGCAGTGTTAGTCACTGGGGGTTTCGACCCTCTGCACTCAGGTCACATTGAATATTTCAATGCCGCTAGAGAACTCGGCGATAAACTAATCGTCGGGTTGAACAGTGACGAATGGTTGACCCGTAAAAAAGGTCAACCTTTTATGCCTTGGGAAGAACGTGCAACTATCGTATCATCATTGTATAATGTGGATAGAGTGATTAACTTTGATGATACCGACGACACTGCCAATGATGCAATACGTAAGGCTAGAAAAATCTTTCCTAATCACGAAATCATCTTTGCTAACGGCGGAGACCGAACCAAAGAAAATATTCCAGAAATGGAATTACTTACTCAATACTTAAATTTAAAATTTGTATTTGGTGTAGGTGGGGAGAGCAAACTAAACAGTAGTAGTTGGATTCTGCGTGAGTGGAAGCAGCCGAAAACATTGCGCTCATGGGGATACTATTGTATACTACATGATGTTGATGGATGCAAAGTTAAAGAACTCACCATTGAACCCGGTCAAAGTTTGAGTATGCAACGACATTTCAAACGACATGAGTTCTGGCATGTTACTGAAGGTGAATGTTACATTGATTCTCAACTGGCTAGTGGTTATGTGTTACCTACACAAAAACTAGTAAAGTTTAGTCAGGTTCAAATTCCATTAGGTGATTGGCATAAACTAACTAATCCATTTGACAAGCCATGTCGTATTGTAGAGATTCAATACGGCGAAGAGTGTGTAGAAGAAGACATTGAAAGAAAAGATGCGTAAACTATATTACATGGGTCTCGAACCCTACAAAGCACGATACACATTGCAGTTACAAGACTGGAATGAAAGTGTATTCAAGGAAAGAAATCTCGACTACATTATCGTTCCTGGTGAAACACTTAGCGACGATCAAGCTATTGTAACAGGACAAGTGCTAGATGCACATGGTCGCACATACTTTGGTATGTCGCAACTTATGAATCTAGTAAAGATGATGAAGGCAGGAGAATGTACCAATGAAGATGTTATCTACTTTGAAGATATGTTTCAACCAGGAATTGAATCTTTACCGTACATCCTTAAACAAATCCCAGAGGAATCGCGCCCAAGGATCTTTGTTCGTTGTCTCGCTCAGTCTATTGATCCAGATGATTTTGTACATGTCTGGGGAATGTCTGACTTTATGGGTCACTATGAACGCATGGTTGACTCATTCGTTGATGGTGTACTTGCCACTAATGAAGAAATGGTAATGCATATGAAGATTGCGGGTTGGAAGGCACCAATTTACAATATCAGTGGGTTAGCATTTGGCAAGAGTGAAGTTCAATCTCGTGTTAGTTCTGTCAAGTCGTTCACTGAACGTACACACCGTGTTGTTTTTTCAGCACGTTGGGATCAAGAGAAGCAACCTGACTTCTACATGGACCTCATTGAAGCATGGCACAAGCGTCATCCAAGTAGTGGCGTTGAATTCTGTGTTTGCAGTGGTGGCAGCTTGAAAAGTAACAATGAAAGTTACATGAACCGTACGATGCACATGGTCAACATAGGTCAACTTCAAGTATACGAAGACTTAGAAAAAAATGATTACTACGATATTGTTAATAATTCTCGCGTGGTGTTCAACTGTGCTCTTCAGGACTGGGTCTCCAACACCGTCTCCGAAGCAGATGCGCTTGGCTGCAATGTGCTTTATCCTGCTTATCGTAGTTTTCCTGAAACATTTGCTAACGATCATACACGCCTCTAC